CATAGCAATAAAGCGTTCTTTCTTTATTTCCTTCTTTCAACGCCTCGCTTATGTTTTGCACTACGTCTTTTATACCAGCGTCTATGCCAATATAAAACAATAATCGATTTGCCCTCTCCGATGGATCAGGTGGTCCTTTTAGTTTATTATCTTTCATAGTCCTTTTTAAAAATGTTTACGGTGTATTTTTTCTTTGCCTTCACGGCCTTATATATTTTATCTTCAATCCCACCCTCAGCAAATATCCAGTATATCTTATTGAATAAACGGTCCATAGTGGTCATACGATCTCTTGCCTGCCAGAATGATGTTGCAGAAAAGTCGATGTTGTAAAAAACCAAGTACTCTGCGTTCTTTAAAGATATACCCTCCCTGCCACTAACGATCTGTAGGGCTATAGACTTGTTGCTAGAGTTGAACTCCTCGATGTCTGATGTCAAGTTTTCTGCACCATAAACTTGAATTAGTGCATTCAGTTCTTCTTTAAACTTGTAGAATATACCAATCTTTGCGGTCGCAAATTGCGACTTGATAAACTCAGCCTTAGTCAGATCAAGTACCATAGAGTTGCCAGTCTCAAACTTACAGGTTCCACTGTATAGTTGGTGTAGCTTCTGCATTAACTTTGCAGGGGTGTCTCCCAGTATGACCTCGTTGTTACCCTCGACAACTAAGTCTGACTTCAGCTTTTTACATATGCTGTAGGTAACGGGCTTCATCTTTAGGTGTATGACCTCCTCCTCTATCTCTGAAGAAAATCCAGCCTCAGCCTGAGTAAATTTTATCATGTACTGAGAAACAACAGACATAATCTTTGACTCTATTCCCTTTGAATAGTCATTGACAAGCATGCTGTTTATCTTTCTTTGATACTTCATCACGTAGTCATCTGCCCACCTATAGAAGTTTGCATAGCCCCTAAATGGTGAGTATATGCTTATCCAAAACTGATGGTACATCTGAGAGAAGCTCTCTGGTGTTGGTGTACCTGACAATAAAATAAGTGGTATGCTTGAGTACCTATACTTAAATTGTTTGGCACCAAGTGATGGCTTAGGAAAAGATCCAAACCTATGTGACTCATCGTGCACCACTAAGTCAAAGCTACCGTCAATCTTATGTATTGACTCGTTGTTTGCTACTACTAACTCAAAGTACTTAGAGTATCCAAAGTTATCGTAGTCGTCTTGGATGCTCTTTATAGCTTTTTTCTTTGTCATAAAGAGAACCCTCAACGCACCATATAATTTTGCTGTTTCAAATGAGGTCAGAGTCTTTCCAGTTCTAACCTCCATGCTTAGGTAGACTATTTTCTTTAGTCTTAGTATCTCTACCGCCCTATTCGCTATGTCTATTTGATATTCACGAAGCATCATCCTGTAGTTTTTGAATCCAATACCTTACCTCAACTATTGTGTCTGCGTTGATCTTTTCGTCAAGCTTTAACAAGCTCCTTCTAAGAACTCTAAGGCTGTCTAATGGAACGTATGGCAATACATCAGAGGCTCCAGTTATGTAGTCGTAAGCAACACGATAGTCGTCACAGCTACTTGACAATTCATTACTGCGTCTAGAATCTTTTCTAGACAATTGAAATAACTTCTTTGTTATCTCCCATCTTTCCTTGATAATAAAACTTGAGTATTCCATAGTTAAAAGTTTAAGAGTAAATTTTCATCTTTCTTTAATATAAATTCTATCGTCTTGCCAAGTGCATTTCTTGATATGTTAGGCTTGGTTCCAAACGCAAAATCACCGTAGCAGTCTATCCACCTATAAAATTTGTTGTGGGATATCTTGTACTTGCCGTACTGACCCCAGTCTGGGTACTGCATAGAGAAGTCATTGTAGAGCTCCTGACCTAAAGACACAGCGTTTAGCCTTGTCATGTAGTTGTCGGTACCAGTACACCACTCCCAGAAATCACCAGACGTTTCAGCGATAAACTTTCTTGTAGCAAGATTCTTAAACTCGCTTCTCGATAGCCCACTAGACAGATAGAACTGTAGGTTTTGGATCATGTAGTTATCAAAATTGTTCCACTCCTCGTCAGACCATCCAGTGAATAGCATGTGGCCAAACTCACTCTCAGGAGTGAAGGACTTGGTGTAGTACTGCTTGAACTCAAGGTCCCACTTCCTTCTTTCAAATGAATTTCCTGCACCCTTGATCGCATAGTTTGTCGTTATAACAATCTTTGGGGAATATTCAAATGGGATGTGTATCTCGTCCTTGTTCTTCTTCTCAAGTGTTATCCCCTCAGTAATGATAGAGAACAACTTCTCGAAGTCAAAGTTACGTGCAACGTCATCAAAGACAAGTGTTTGCGTGTCTACCTGTACCCTTTGGTATGGAAAAGACTTCTGAAAACTAAATCCCTTGCCATCTATAATCACCATCTTTTTCATGTGGCTTATAGACTTTACAAAGATACCCTTACCAGTACCGCCCTCTGGATTATCGCTGATCACCTCGTCATTTAATATAACCGCTGGTGAGTAGCTGGCTGGCTTGTGGCTGTGCATAAGGTAGCCAAGTGTTGACTCCATAGACTTTAGACGCTCATTGTTGTCGCCAGAAATATTTTTAATAAACACCCTAAACTCACAATCAACAACGCTTGACTTACTGAAGTCCCTGTTTATCTTTTGCTTCTCCCAAACATGGCCCGTCAATTCTTTGTAGTCGATACTAAATATCTCATCACGTGTAACCTTGACAGCACAGTTCTGATAGTACAGGTAAGCCTCGTCAGGAGTGTCAACCATAAACTCAGGCTCAATCTTTGCAACATAATTTAAGAAGGTCTCTTGAAAAAACTTAGTGTTCATAGCAAAGAAATTATATATAGACATGTCGTCTATAGCCAATAACTTCTCTAGCACAAAGTCCTTTATCATGTCCTCGTTAACATCGCTGATGGTGTTGTTGACAACTCTAACAAAGACAAAGTTGTTTGATCCAACTGGGTAGTACTTATAGAAACCATTGTTTTGTAAGTACAGCCTAAATAAATGTGGAACCAAGTCAACCTTGCCCTTGCTAGATTTTGTCCAAAATTCATCTTCATCAATGGTAACGAATTCCGATCCATCTACCTCAGATGCTGGGGTACCATTTAGTATCTTATTCTTTATGGTGGCAATCTTTTCAGAATCCTCAAAGAACTTAGTATTGAATGATGCCTTGTTCCGATATGCACTAGATACTATTTGTGGTATCTCTCTAGCCATATCACCAGCAGTGTCATAAGACATAAGTACTAGTGTTGATAACGACTCTGAAATTCCATACTCGTTGTGTGCAGAGGCCAGTATGTATAGATTATTATTTCTCGATCCACTTACCATACCATAGTTCTTCTCCCACCAAATAGACAGCCTCTTTGTGATATCGTCCTCGTTTACGATAGTTATTGTTTTTACTAATGGCTTTTTATATTCTGGATCCTTCTCCATCTCATACCACACCAAAGACAATTCATTAACATGGATGTCAGGGTCATAGGACTCATAACACACCCTGCTTATGTTCTTGCAAGACACATCAAACTCCTTACAAAAGAAATGCTTCTGTAGTGACAGAAAATATTTCTTATGGTTCATAGGGTCTTTTGGTATGCGGACCAACGCCTTCAATCCATCACCAGATGGAGAGGTAAAGACAGAGTATACATACTTATCGTTTATTAACTCTAATCTTTTGTCCTCTATGTTTCCATCAAAGCCATCGAAGTCTAAACAAATAAATCCACTATGATCAACGATAGAGTTGTCTGCCCTCTTAGAGAAGGTGCCAGAAAAACATATCGCTGGCAACAACTTCTTCTTCTCGTTACGCATGTCTTTGTTTGTCTCAGACCTAACTAACTCAACGATGTCCTTTGACTTGCCAGATCTTATCCTGTCTAATGCAACATTGATGTCACGGTAGAATGGAGAAGATGTATCACTGATTGATTTAAAGTACGTTATCATTTATTATATTTTATTAATTAGACAATTCTTCACTATATTCTCCAATACCAATCGATAGTAAATCCAAATCGGCAAATCGGCTTGAGGAGTATCCATGCCACATTAAACCATTTTTAGTAGTTCCTTTGTTCCTTATTCCAGATATAATAAACACCCTCTGTTCATAAGAATTTATAAATTCATTCATGACACGGTACTCCCTACCATTCACAATCTCTGCCCCTTCTGGCAATTTTTTGTCATTAATACAAACTACTTTCTTCATGTTAGTCTAAGTTTAAATTATGTTCATCTAATATTTCTCTTATGGCATCTCTTACTTTATCAGCCATGTCTTGTTCAGCTCCTGTAGCTTCCCTGTTATCAAAAACGCCGTGCTTGGTTGTGCCTCTAAGCAGTTGATCTAAGTCCCACATGGCCATTTTCCACTTGTATCCATCTAAGGCCGTCCTTGCATCGTCTGACTCTTCTTCACAATCATACTCTAGTATCATCTTCATTTGTCCAGTTTTTTAGTTAATAAACTATCTCTATATGCTATCTCTTTCCTAATTAAATCAAGGTGCCAATCAACACCACCATAGTCAAGTACTGCCTCTAGGTAGTCATCGTCCATGTCAGCTATTGCTATCCAAGTTAGTGGGTCTTTACCATCCTTACCTCTGCTACCTCTCGTTGCATGTTGTCTGACAACCTCAAAGTCATCGTCTTCATAAACATAATAAAGTTCAATCTTTGTCATGTCCATTGCACCATACCTTCCATAATCATTACCACCATCTGCCATAGCAGAATTGGGGCAACGACACGTCACATAGTCATGCCTGTGTCTACTTACTAACACCTCATTACACTCAAGGCATTTTACTGAGTTATATACTATCTGTCTCATTGTTCTGTGTTTTTAAAGGTTTCATTGTAGTATTGTTCAAATTGCTTTTCCATTAAATTTTGCCAAGCTTTATCTTCATATTCAGTTCTAATACAAGCAATCTTCATTTGTTGCTTCTCCATTTCTTTGGCTTGTTCAAAACTCATTTGTACTATTTCAAGTAAATCTCCATCGTGTTCAAAATGTGATTTAAGGTTGTTGTATAACCATTCTACTGCTGTCTTTTTCATTGCTCTGAGTTTTTAAAGGTTAATTATATTATCTCTTAAAAAAATAGCAAAGTAATTTTTAAAATTGCCTTCAGGACATATACTTATAGCCCATTTTAATAACAAAGATGTTAACCATAATTTTATTTCATTTTTCATTGTTCTTGTTGTTTAAATTGTTTTTGCATCCATTTAGCACCTCTGAAGTAAGCATCTATTTCAGTTTCACAATCATAACCATAATGTTCTTCCATTGCTACAGTGGCTTGTTCAAATAATACTTTATCTGATATCTCATCTTTCTCCATCATTTTTGCAGTGCAACAAATATTCATTTTTTCTTCATGAGTTAATTGCTCCCATCCTGCTTTATACAGTTGTTGTTCTAACCATTCTACTGCTGTTTGTTTCATATCTTTTTTATTTAAAGGTTTATTTATTACGAGACACCCTGATCCAAAATTTATTTATTTTGTGCAACCCTAATTGTGAATTTAATTTTCTTGTTTCTTTATTTTGCATTCTTGAAGGCGTTACAATCCATACATCTTGATTTTCATCAACTATCTTTATGTCTTGATTATGTAAATATTCTGAAATGTCCTTCATAGCAATTCTGGCTGAAGAATTATTTTTTGGTTTCATATCATTTTTATTTAATTAAACTGTCCCATATATTAGCTAGAATTGGGGCAAATAGGTATTAATAGCTAACATATTAGCTACATTCCTTTTGCAATTATCTTTAGCACTTCTAACCTCTCCTCATCTGTTAGTTTGACAGGTAGCTCATACTCTTTTGTATTGTCCAACCTACACTGCTCTACCTCTTCCCATAATGACTGAATATCATAACAAATAGGTTTTCCGTCATTAGTAGTTGCTTGGTCAATTGTTCCAAGAGGATCTCTCTCCCATAGATACCAACCAATCCAATCTGCTCCATCTTTACCATAGTACACCTCTAATAAAATGTTTATCACTGAAGTATAATTGTCTGAGAAATTAATAGTGTCTATATCTAATACATACAATGCATGTTCCTTGTCTGATTGTTTCCTAAGTCTATTTAAGATTTCTGTAAATACTTCTAGTTTCATAGTTTCTCTATTTCTTGTTTAATTTCATTCCAATACTGTTTAAATGGATTAGGCAACATAACATTATCCATTTCTAAAATAATCTCATCAACTGCTACTAATGCACATTGTTTAGCTTCATAACTATCTAATAAAGGTACATTACTAAACTTATCTACTAACTCTTTTGCTTTTTCTTTTGGTGTCATAGTTCTTGTTAAAATTGTTATAGTTAATTGGTTTAATTCCGTTTATCTGTTACAAATTTGTAAAATATATGTGACAAAAAATTACGAATTATTACCTATTTAAAGCATATATCAAATTATTACCTATTTAAGGAATGTTTTATATAATCGTTTAAAGTAATGATAATTAAAAATATCGTGTTTTTTGATGATATAATGTACATAATGTAAAATATAACTAACAAAAATGTAGGTTTTTGTAAACTTTATTTAGCGTTATCTCTGTAGTCTATTATAAATCCAATGGCCACAATAATATTCATACCAAAGGACATTAGTATCTCATGGATGTCAGCATACACATTTAAAGATAGGTGTACATGACCTACCATCCAAAAAGGTATGGACAAGTTTTGGCTTATCCATACCAATAAGAATTTACCAAGGTTGTACACCCGAAACACAAAAGTTAGTGCCAACGTATGCACTCATCCATACACTTTGATCAAAGCAGAACTTCTTCTTGTTGCCTGAGCAATCGTTCTCTATCTCTAGCCAATAACAACCATCTGTTATACCATCGTTAACTATAGCTCCACAAGTTGTAGGGTTACACGTGATGTCCTCCTTAGTGCAAGAACTTAAAGTAGCAATTATTATTGCCACAATCATCATTATTTTTTTCATTTTGTTTTGTTTTAATTGTTATACAATAATTCTTTTAAAAGTCTATTTTCTTCTAGCAATTCATGGCACGACTCAGCGTCCTTGTACATGAAAACACTAGCAACTAGACCAAATGATAATCCTATTATTATTCCTATTAAGGCTGAAATATACTCCTGTCTTCTTTCTTTTCTTTTTACCTCTTGAGTAATTCTTCCCTTCATTATTTCTTTCATTTGATTTCTTTTTTTAAACGTTCAACGTAAAGAGTCGCATCCATCAGCTCCTCTTGTAAGTGTGTAAGCCAATCTAATGGACTTAGGTCCGTTCTGTCAAGTGTGGTATTGTATTTTTTGATTCCAGATGTCGATCTTTCTTTGAATGATTCTATTACTGAATGTACAATACTATCTTGGCCATGGCTAAAGCTTGATTCCCATTTCATTTAATTAAATTTTAGATTTTAAAAAAAGGGTAGGCTACCCCATAAGATACCTACCCAGAGTTTTTTCCAATTATGGTTGGTTAACCTCAGAAACTCTAACTGAACCTATGACTTATCGTTTAAGTCCATCCACATTCCTATGTGTACTGGCATTAAAATCCAACCCGTAATAATAGATAAGACTAAAAGCATAAAGAACTCAAATAAATTTGCTTGGTTTTTAAATGACACACCCATTGTATACATCCCTGAAAACAAAAGGTAAAATACTAGCCACTCCATTAGAATGGTAGGTCCTCCTCGACCTTCTCTTCTGGTGCCTGTGCAGTCTCTTGTGCAGTCTCAATTCTCCAAGCCTCAAGAGTATTAAAATACTTTACCTCTCCTGCTGGACTCGTCCACTCTCTACCACGCAAATTAAATGACACCTCGACTGACATGCCCTCCTTAAAGTTATTCAAATCGTCACACTTGTCTTGCATAACTTGAAATGAAATTTGTTGTGGGTACATGTCATCCTCAGATGTTAGTACAAAATCACGCTTGCGAAACTTGTCATTGATAACATTTGTTTCGCCAATCATCTTAATTGTTCCTTTAATTTTAAACATTTTTGTTTTTTAATAAATTAGAATAAAAAATTGCATACTTCTCGGCAGTAGCTAACCGTTTGTCCATCTTGACAATATCTTTATCTGTAAGTTCAACGCTAAACACAGTGGCCCTCAAGTTGTCGTCTAGGTGCTCCATGTAGTGTAGGCTGTCGTCCTCATAATCAGGCTTTAACTCCTCAGGAGTAGTGGTAAGAATAAATGCTACCTCGCCATGTCTCCATTCATCTCCCGTCATTTTAGTCATAATGTAGAGATAATGTTTTACCTGCCACTCATAGTTTGGGTCGTATGCCTGCTCAATAGTCTTGGGAAAAGTCTTTTTCGACCAAGAGGACTTTATGTCGATTATCTTCTTATTCTCACAATCAACAATGTCAGGATGACCAACCGATATACCATGAGATATGTGGTAGTACTTGTCAAACTCAGCTTGTTTGTGGTAGTTAGTAAAGAAAATCCTATTGTATATGTCAATAGACTCCTGCTCAACGTCCCATCCCTTTTGAGTCTTAGGGTTTGAAAATGATTCAGTGTACCCGTAGTACTCCCTATTGATGTACTCCTCGATAAGAGTCTTTGCACCCTTACTCAGCTCAACAGTGTTAGACTTTTGCTGTAGGTGGTCACGTTTAATTGCTTGAGCATCAGTAAGTTTAATCTTTGATAGCAGTTCGTCAAGTTGGGCTTGCTGTATGTCAGTTAGCCCATCATCCCCCATAAATAACGGGGAGCACGATGATGACCTAATCTTCATTTGTAAACATTTTAATTTGATCAGCCGTCAGTGTGTACTGCTTCTGAATCTTCTCGATGGTAGTACGCCCAGACTTTACAGACTCAACAGCGACAGGTAGCTTCTCATCAGGTAGTGATGGTAGCTCCTTTTTTGGTAGTGGTCGTGTGCTGAATCTCAATGCGTCAACCATGCCTTGAGGACTCTTTACCTTTTCGACAGACAATACTATCTGCTTGGAGGTGTAGTCGTCAGGGTTGAATGAATTGAAGAATGTCTCCAACCTCTTGAAATTCGTTCTGTTAGAGACCATGCTCTTCTCAAATTCCTTAAGCTTGATGAACACCTTGTCCTCCTTGCCCATCTCACCAAACATTACGTCTTGGTATATCTTCTCAATTGTTACGATAGTGGGCTCGTACTTCCCGTTGACCTCCAAGTCCCAACTTCCTAGGTACTTGTTGTCCTTCATTAAATTTCTCCAGTGTGACATATTTGATTTTTTTACAAAGTTGATAATAATTTATTGAATTCCAAGCGAAAATCTACATTTTTTTTCAACAATTCCTCTCTTTTTCGTAGAACATTGTCTATCTGTGCAGTGTCATTGTCTATTATTGCATGTCTCATTAGGCCGTTGTAGTACTCAATCCTATTGTCGTTGGTTTGGATGTTTACCATGACAACCCCTGCTTCCCATCCCATATTCGTAAATATGTGTAGCTGTTCAGGGGTTATGTCATCGTAGCTGTCCGTGTATGTCATCGTGTTCTTGACAACAACACTTTCGTCTTTGGTGAATCTCTCTATCTTCACCCCTCGGTCGATGTACCACTCGCTATATGCTGTGCGGTACAAAGACCTACTTGGCTTGCTTACGTCTTCCCAAGCTTTCATTTTTCTGGGTCAAATTGGTACGTAAAATACTCCCCGTTACTTCTTTTGCTGTCCCTAACATCAATTTGTTTGTCGTTTGGTATGGTGTACACCTCTAAGATGTAACCTCCCGTGGGACGGGTTGCAATAAAAAACATGCACGCATCGTTCTCATTTGTAATTGTATAAGACAATAGCACCTCCTCGTCATACGTGAGCTCGTACATAGCGTCCTTGTAAAAGAACCCGTTGTCCTCAACTACTTGCTTGTAGGTGTCTAATGCGTCTTGTAAATTATTAAACAAGATGTACTTCATGTTGCCCTCCGATCTCTTGAATCTTTCTAGTCCAAGGGTCTGAGAATTTGCGTTGATCGATAGCATCACAGCTATCGTAAAGATTATTTTTTTCATGGGTAAAAAAGTTTTAGTAAGTTAAAAAAAGCCCAAGCACAGCAGAATAATGTTATCGGAAATAATATTATCGCACTAAGTGTTGAGTAAATTAAATCTGCTCTGAGTAATAAAATTATTACTACGAGAATTGCTATTGGTATCATAGGCGTTATCTTACACCGCTTGCATATATAGACTTGAATTCATTGAATGACTTTATTCCGCCACCCTTTGACTTGATTATGTCGTCAGGTGTCACGTCATCAATGTATAGGTGAGGTAGCCTCATTAATACGTTGTGAAGTCTTCTGCTTACTGCATTCTTGCACAGCCATTCATTTACTAGCATACGCTTCTTGATTTGTCTGTGGTATTTTTCGACAACGTCTAACGATTTGATGTACTCATCCCTCGTAACTTTGGTCTTTAGCATGTATGTAAATTATGTTGTTAATATTAGTACCGACCTTTCGTAATGCGTCACGGATACTTGACGCTTCAATTGTTATGCCCGTACACAAGATATCGCTTATGTAGTAGCATATGTGGTATTGCTTCATATTTCTACTTCTGTTTTAGTTATTAATTGTTTCGTGTATTCTGTGTCTGTCGAACTATAGGCTTGGATGATGTGGCTCAGCCACTCTAACTTCGTTCCGAAATCTGAGCGTAACTCATAGTCGAAGTGTAGGTCGATATCTTGGCCGTTGATTGTTACTGACGACCATTCGTCTAACTGACTAAAATAAATTGTCTGCGTTTCAACCCCGTGCGTAATGTCTACGCATCGTAAGGTTGGATAGATTGTTGCTTTCATAATGTTAAGAATGTTAGAAATGAATAAAAAATGTTAAGTTGAAATGAAATCAACATAGTTGAATCCCTTATGGTAGCTAGGTTAATGTTAGAATGTTAATTTTTACTCTATAGAATGAAAAAAAAAATATATATATATATATAATAGT